CGTGGTCTATGCGCATGAGTGATCGGCCTTCTTGTTTGAGGTTGATGGCTGTCCAGCGGTAGAAGTTGCGGACGGTGTCGGCGTCGTTCTCTGCGCCTTCGACTGCTCGTGCGAAGGTGTCGATGATGACGAGTTCGGCTTGGCAGGCTCGTGCTAGGTCGCAGATTTGTTTGGCTCCTTCTGGTTTGTCGAGTGAGCCGATGGGTGGAAGTGAGGCGTAGTGGAGGCGTGTGAGGTCGGTGTCTTTGTTGTAGCCCATTGCGGTGAGTCGTTCGTAGAGAACAGCCTGGCTCATCTCATAGTCCATGTAGAGGACGTTGGTTGGTGGTTTTGGTTCGGCGAATATCTCTTTGCCTGTGGCGAGTGCGGCTGCGATGTAGAGCGCGAGCAACGATTTGCCTGTTCCGCCTGGTGCGAAGATGACTACGAGTTGGTTGCGTGGGATGATTGGTTCAATGAGCCAGTCTTCGGCTGGGAATGATTGGTTCCAGAAGTCTGTCCAGTTGATGAGGATGTTGTCGGTCTTTGATGGTTGCTCGACTGGTACTAATGCTTTGCCTTCTTGTAGGAGTTTCTTGGCGAACGCTGATCGGTCGCCGTTGTGGTGCATGGCGGCGGTGTAGCCGAAGCGTGTGTATGCGCCCGCAGGAAGCCCTGGGATGCTTGTGGTGAATACTTTGAGGATGTCTTTGCCTTGCCAGCCTGTGGTGGCTGAGGTGCCTTCTCGGATGTCTTTGCCTGGTCGTACCCAGTGGGTTTCGCCTGTGTGATCGGTATGGGCCTGAGACCATCCGTCGGCTTTCAATAGTTGGTGCCAGGTTGTGGCGGCGCAGTAACGCGAGGCTGGTCCGTCTTCTTCGAGCAGTAGTGATGGTGGTGTGGCTGGTGTGGTTGGTGTGGCTGGTTCGGTTTTGGCTGTGAGGAGTAGCACCATCCACAGTGGCATGTCTGCTGGTTTGTGGTCGGCTATCGAGCGTTCATCTGCCCATTGGTATTCTTTGCCGTTCGGATGAACTGTTGGTGGTGCGAGTACTTGTCCGCCTATGCCTCGGATGTCGATGCCTTGTCCGAGTTTGCCTGATGCTTCGTTGCGGATCGGTGCGTCGGTCAGGAAGTAGATGTGTCTTCCGCCGGAACCTGTGATGACTTCGAGTGTGTCTGGCAGTTTGCCGTGGAGTTGTTCCAGATCGGCGAGTGTGTCTGAGCCACGGTACTGTTCACGGTCATCGATGTCTACGACGATCAGGTAACGGTTGCGACATTCACCTGTTGCAATACCTAAGCCGCAATCTTTGAATTGTCCTTCAAACCATTGTCGGATTGTGGTCGGGTCGGTTGTGGCCGCATTCTGCCAACCGGACATTGGTGGTCGTTTCTCGCCTTGTTTGATTGGTATTACGCGCACACCTTTGTTGGCATACGCGAGTGCAGTGTTTAACACGGACATGGTTCTCCTTAAGTGCAGGTCAGTCTAGTGAGACCGTCTGCGGTCACTTGGTTTGTTTGCGGATGTTGCTGATTATTTCATCGGGTACTTGTCGATTACGCAGTTCATAGAGGAAGGTGACGAAACCGATCTCGTCTACTTTCTCAACTTTGTTCTCCATGAACGATGTGGCGAGTTGGTTGATTGGCCAGATGACGAACCATGGTTCGCTGTCTTCGGCGACTGGTCCCCACCAACCGTCTTGTTTCGAGTGACCGTATTGCACGATGAACGATGGGATTTTTGCCATGTTGCCGAGCTGTGCGAGTGTTCGTGCGCCGACATTGATTAGGTCTAAGACGGCGTGTTCGTGTTTGTAGTCGATGAGTGCTTTCGGTACACACTTGTCGTATTCGACCATGAGGAAGTCGATGTCCATTGCTGGTGTGTTGTAGCCCCAGGTGCGATGTCGGCCTGATAGCCAGGCGTCTCGTTTGAAGTGTTGTTCATTGCTTGTCATACCAGTCCGTCCATATCTCTGAGGGATGTAGTCCGAGTCGGACTGCATATTTGTCTGCTTGCCATATGTTGAAGTTTGTTGGGTTGTTTCGCCATCGTGAGATGACGGTTCTGTTGACACCCAACAGTTCGCCGATGTGTTTCGCCGAAGTGCCAGGTGTCCACAGTTTCAATAGTTCCGATGCCGGATAGCAGAAGTGTTTGACGACCTGCTGTTTGGTTCTCATTAGAACGATTCGTTCCATACAGGTTCGAATGTTTGTTGACCAATGTTGCCGAAGTTCACGATTGATTCAGGGTTGATGCCTGAGCATTCGATCGGTTCTTGAATCACTGCTTCGATTGTTGTGCTTGGGCTTGCGACGATGATGATGTCACCGTCGTTTTCGTTGTAGTCGATGCGCGTTGTTCCGAACATCGTGTTGATGTATATCTGTTTCATTGTGCCTCCTTAGGCGTTGTTTGGTTGGTGAATGGATAGTGCAGTTATCGGCATCAGTCCTCCTGTTCTTCGTCTTGGTCAAATGGTTTGAATTCAAATTCAAAGTTCGCATCTTTGCCGGCGATGTAGTAGCCCATGGTCGGATGGTTCGGTGAGCGTCGTGGCCGTGCTTGTTTCGGTTTTGGTTGACTAAGTTTTGCGCCAGGGTATTTGATGCCGTTGCGTAATAGTTCGTGGTATGTGAGTGCTTCGAATGTGCGATCCATTCCACCTTGGATTAGTGCGTCTGCTAACAGGTCGCAGCATTGTCGTTCGTTTTCTAGTTCGGATGTGAGTTTGATGAATAGTTCTTTTTCTTTTTTGTTCATGTGCAGGTCTCCTATTTCCTAATCGTCTTCGAGTAACTGTCTTGCTATCCGTAGTTTCTCGGCAGCTCCCGCTGATTCGAGTAGCCCGATAGTAGTAGATGTGACCTGCTCAGGCGGGCATATCGTAAAGAATTTTTGTTCGGTCGTCACATAGTTCTGGATCGTGGCGACCAGCACATAAGCGGTGCAAACATTGTCGGCATCTACCTGTGATTCGATGAAGTATTTGATGCGGTCATCTAGTGGATCTTCGTCTTCATTCATCGTCGTCCTCCAGTTTTTCGCCGCACACAGGTTTGCGTGGCAGGATGCGGTTCGGTAGGCAGGCGCAGAGTCGGGCTTCCATTATCGTTCCGCCACTGTGCGTGGGAATGGTAGGTCGTTGTATGCCTGGTTGAGTAGGCCGAGATAGCCGAGTGCGTCAGCGAGCGAGTCGTGATGCAAACGATTCTTATCGAGGTTGGTTCGTAGCCGTGCCATCTTGACCGACACCATGAATAGAAGTGCGTCGGCGAGGCTGAGTCGGATGCCGGTTAGTCCTTCGAAGATGTGGATGACTTTGCTGTAGTCGTCTACGACGTTGCCGTAGTCGTTGTTGCGTGGTCCTGTCACCAACTGGTGTGCTTCGAGCAGGATGTCTGCTCCAACTGATTCAGTTTTCATTTTGTCTCCTTTGCGTGGTTGATTCTTGCGTTAGCGATCTCAGCGTATTCGGCTGATTGTTCTATACCGATAAAGGTAAAGCCTTCTAGTGTTGCGGCTTTACCTGTTGAACCTGAACCTGTAAACGGGTCAAGGACTATGCCCTCTGGTGGGGTGATGAGTCTGCACAGGTAGCGCATGAGGTCTGTCGGTTTGACCGTTGGGTGATGGTTGGCTCTGATCGGATGATTTGTTGGTTTATCTGGTCTGGTTTCTGCGCCGTTCATTGAACCGCCTTTGATCAATGGAAAGTCATCTAAGCCTTCGTTGCGGTCTTTCTTGCTGGCTTTAGCACAGTAGAAGAACCGTGCAGCAGAACCGTCGCCCATCTCAGTTCTCACACCGTTATCAACAGCACCCCACCCACCTTCATAATGCCGACCTGTAGGAACATTTGATTTTTTTGGGAACGCACCACCTTTGCTGTCTGGGAATAGTTCTAACACTTCGTCTGAACCATCGTGAATAAAGTTCGCAGGAAACCGACCTGATTCGTTTTGTTCCCAACCACCAGAGCCATCGCCACCACTTAATGTGTCCTGAGTTCCAAAGGTTGCTGTTCGGTTTCCTGCGCTTGAATCATCACCATCAGCACGACCCACTCGGCATCCGTCTATGTTGATGCCACCAACACCGTGCGTCAAAACATTGTTTGCTACTGTGCCGTCGAGCGGTTTGCGGGCTAGCACGATTGGTTCGTGTGCTGGTTTGAGTGCTGTTCCCCACCCATCCCACTGTTTAGCCTCAGTCGTAGCAGGTGCTGTTATGTTTCTTTGAATAA